ATTCAGGAGGAATACCAAATGGCCACCGTTATAAATTTTGGCGTACCACAACTTTCAGGAGGCGGAAGCGATTCCCCGATTCTGATGCCAAAGCTAGCTTATCGTTTCCGTGTCACCCTACTAAACTTTGGTGGACTTGCGGCAACCAGTACATTGACTTCACAAGTGGTCAGTGTAACCAAACCTAACTTAACACACGAAGAAATCACAGTCGATGTATACAACTCAAAGATTTACCTTGCTGGTAAACACACTTGGGATCCAATAACATTGGTTGTCAAAGACGACATTAGTGGTGCAGTAGACCGAGCTATTGCGGCTCAACTACAGCGTCAATTGAATCATGCGGCACAAAGTGCACCTGTTGCTGGCGCAAACTACAAGTTTGCCATGAGAATTGAAGCTCTTGACGGCGGAAACAATGTCAACATAAATCAAGGAGATGTACCAGTTGTTCTAGATGAATGGGATCTAGCAGGTTGCTTCTTGCAAAACGTACAGTACGGTGAAAACAACTATGCAACCAGCGATGTTGTAAACATCACTATGCAGATTCGTTATGACAATGCTGATCACTTTGTAAATGGTGCTTCACAACTTCAGAGACCGGCAGTAAGAGCAACTGGATTGGGTACCGCTTCAGCTAATGGTTCAAACTAATTAAGGAGATAGCCCATGGCTACGGTTACTAACAACGGCCAGCCAGGCTTGATCCAGTTCGATAATGTAGCAGAACAGTTTGGTCCAGGCCGAACAACTGAAGTTAGAAATCGATATCAGTGGTCATTGCAGTTTGGCCCCACAGCAAATTTCACTGGTGGCACAGCAGGAAATATACTGGGGCTAAACGAAGCAAACAATGGGGTTGGTTTCTTTATCAAAGCCACCGACTTGCCTCGTGTTACTGTTGAAACACAAACCTTAAATCAATACAACATTCGTAGGAACGTGAACACTCATGTTTCCTACGAACCGTTGACCATGACATTCTATGATACTCAAGACAACATGTTTCAGAAGTATCTCATGAACTATGTCAACTTCAAATCAAAAAACTGGGCCAATGCCAACAATGTACGAGCACCGTTTCAGTTGGGTTCAGGTTATGTGCCAGAATTTGGCATGCGTTCTCCTATAACAGGATTTGGTGAAGGCGGTATTATCAACGGCGTGAACCTTGGTGACGTGAGTTTGACACAGACCAGCAATGATAATTTCTGTAGTCACATTGTGATTACAAAAGAAATGAAAGGCGATGGTAACACAGACAAGTCCCAGCCAATCACACTTTACAATCCTAAAATTGTTGATATCAGCCAGGATCAGCTGGACTATTCAGACGGCAGTTCTCCACTGACCTGGACCATCACCTGGCGTTATGAAAGCTACGAATACGGAGAACCAAGAACAACATCATTGACAGCAACCGGTGGTGTAACTGGCGAAGCCGCACGTGTGGTGCAAGAAACTGGAAGAAGCATCGGAAGGTTCTTTGAAAACTTGGCCAGAAGGATTTTCTAATGTCTGAACTAAACAACATAGTCACTGCGTCTGTAACACAAGAAGAATTTGGTATTTTCAAGACCACAATAGTTGAATACAACGGTTTGTACGAAAATGCACTGGCCACAAACAAAGCAAGTATGAGCAGTATAAATCTTGGCCAGTTTGACATACTTCGTTGTCAACTACAATCACAGGGCATTGACAAGTTTGGATCACAATTGATTGCCAAAGAATTCCTGCGTTTGGTCAAAGACGGTACATTTACATTTGGTGAGATATCGGCCATTGCTGACAACTATGCAGTTACTCAAGGTGGCTTGCAGTTTACACAGTTGTATCTAAATGCGTTGAATGCCAAGCGCAGTTCGTCAAGTCGACTAGATTTGATTGGGGATGAACCAATTCCGCCTCACGTTAACAGGGCAATAATTTTTTAACATGGCACGTAACTATGTACAGGGATTCTATGTTCCTCTCAACAAAGAAAAATACATAGGTTCAAACAGACCCAAATATCGCAGTGGATGGGAACTCACTTTCATGCGTTTCTGTGACAATCATCCCAGCATAATTGGTTGGGCCAGTGAAAGCGTTCGTATACCTTACAAGAATCCTTTCACCGGCAAGGCAACAACTTACTACCCTGATTTTCTTATCACTTATCAAGACAAAGACGGCAACAAAAAAGCCGAGGTAATTGAGATCAAGCCCAAAGGGCAAGCAGTGCTAGAGAAAGCTCGCAGTCAAACAGAAAAAGCCGCTGTGGTATTGAACATGGCCAAATGGGAAGCCGCACGTGCATGGTGCAAACAAATGGGCATGCAGTTTCGTGTGGTCACTGAAACTGAGCTATATAACAACATGGGCGGTAAAAGATGAACAAGAAATTAGAGAATTTATTCAACTTACCAGAGATTGAATCAGAACCTGTGACTGCTGAAGAAACTCAAACAGAAATTATGGAACTAAAATCCAACCTAGACATGAGCAAGCGTATTGACGCGGCACTGGATGAAGTAAAAGACATAAGCGAAGCTGAACAGGCACTGGATAACCTTGCTGCCAAGGCCGAAGAAGCGTTTGATCAGTTGATGGTGCTTGGTGCCAACATGGATGATCGCAATTCAGGCAAAATATTTGAAGTAGCATCAACCATGTTGAAGAATGCAGTGGATGCTAAAACAGCCAAACTTGAAAAGAAATTACGTATTGTTGAACTACAAATGCGCAAAGAAAAGATGGACAGAGACGCCAACAAAGCAGGACCCAATGGACCTGTAGTTGATGCTGTGATGGTAACAGATAGAAACAGCATTATTCAGGAAATGATGAAAAAGCTCAAGAGTGATCCAACCGAGTAACTGCCATTATAAAGATAAATAAATCAGAGGTGATAAAACCATGTCCAGTCTAAAAGAATTCATTTATAACAGTCAACCCGAGTACGAGTACAGGGTTAAAATGACCGCTGAGCCAATTGAAGAGCTCATGGATCGTTTTGAAGCACATTTGGTCAAGTATGACGTTAAAAAAGTAGCCAAGCCTGTGAAGCTGATGCTACAGTCACACAATGTGGATTTTCCAGACAGTCGCGGTGTTGAAATTTGGTATGTTGATGTTACACTGGGACTTCCTGCTCAGCCACGTGCATTGGCCATGGAACTGGGCGAAGCAATGGGCATCAGCGAGAATCAGATCAAAATTCGTGGTGCAAATGAAGGTATTGAACTAGAACAACGTGCCGACTTGTCGTCAGACAACAAAGAATACAAAGTCAAAATGGGAACCGAGTACAGTGCTGACGAAGGTCCAAAGAAAGAACCATTGTTCGGTGACGAGTACAACAGCATGTTCATGAGAGAACTGGCCAAAGCGCAAAAAGATCGTGTGTTCAAATACGAATTCTCTGCCAAGGTACCCGATGCCAAACACGAGCCGCTAGAGTCTACAAAATCTACTAGTCCTATCAGCGGTGCTGAACAGGAGAAGTACAGATGAGAGAACTCAAAACAATAACAGAAGCCAGTGCCTTGGGAGATGCCGCTGACAAATTTGATGACATCTATCTTAGAATAGAAGCATTGGCCAATCATGCTAATGAACTTATCAAGTATGCAGGCGAAGAACAGTTGGTAGGTGATTGGTGGCAAAGCATGCAAGATGCCATGCAAAAGATGCAGGCAGTGAGCGGAGAAATCCGTCAGCCAAGATTGCCAGGTATGGAATCAGTTGAAGAACAACCACAAGATGCGCCACAGGTGCAAGAGGAGACTCAGATGTCAAATATGGACGATATGATAGCCAGTTTGTCAAAGCTGGCAGGATTGCCAGTGGTAGAAGGCAGCAAACCAGACTTTTTGGATGTTGACAAAGACGGCAACAAAAAAGAACCTTTCAAAGATGCAGTTGATGACAAAGAAGAAGACAAGGATGTCAAGGAAAGTGTTGAACTAGACGAATGCGGTATGCCAATGGCAGTTGCATACGATGACGCAACAGATTCTTATCCTGGCCAATCAAATGGTCCAGCTGAATCAGCAACCGACATGTACAAGCTAGACGTCAAGACAGCCAACAAGACCATGACGTTTATCACAGACAATCCAGAAGAAATCATGCAGGTTCTCAGAGCATCTGGTGTA